TTTCCGCCCAGCGTGAACACGTACTGGCGACACCCCAACAAAGGGGCGTTTGCTGGTAAGAGCCTGATAAGCGCGGCGGGGCGAAAATTCCAGAGCGCGGCGTGCGCAGCAATAGTTGAGCAGTTACGTCGTCTGCCAAAACCAACGTCGGCACCTGCTTCAGTGGAGATCGTGTTGTTTCCTCCGGATAACCGGATCCGCGATCTGGACAACTATAACAAGGCGCTGTTTGACGCCCTGACCCACGCGGGTGTGTGGGAAGACGACAGTCAGGTGAAAAGAATGCTGGTGGAGTGGGGACCGGTTATCCCGGAAGGGAAGGTCGAGATCACTATCAGTAAGTACGAGAAACCGGCGGGTGCAGCCGCCTGATTAAGAGGAGAAACGAAGTATGAATAATCTGATGGTCATTGATGGTATTGAAGTTCGTCGTGATGCTTATGGGCGTTACAGCCTGAACGATCTGCACAGGGCTGCCGGTTCTCTGGATAAGCATAAGCCTGCATTCTGGCTCCGCAATGAGCAAACTGAACGTTTAATAAGCGAGTTGCAGATTTGCAACTCGGTCAATATAGAGCCAGTTAACGTTATTCGTGGTGGAAATAACCAGGGGACGTATGTCTGCAAAGAACTGGTGTATGCCTATGCAATGTGGATCAGCCCGTCATTCCATCTGAAGGTGATCCGTACTTTCGACATGGTAACCAGCGCACCTGAAAAATTATCCGGACAGGCTGCTGACAAGATGCAGGCTGGCGTGATTCTGCTGGACTTTATGCGCCGGGAGTTAAATCTGTCTAACTCTTCAGTGCTTGGAGCCTGTCAGAAACTTCAGGAGGCTGTTGGCTTACCGAATCTGGCACCGCGCTATGCCATTGATGCTCCTGCTGATGCACACGATGGCTCAAGTCGCCCTACGCTGTCACTGAGTGCACTGCTGAAACAGTATGGTATCCGCCTGACGGCTAATCAGGCATATCACCAGATGGTGAAGCTGGGGATCGTCGAGCAGCGCGAACGATACAGCCGTACCGCGATTAACAACATCAAAAAATTCTGGTCGCTGACAGCGAAAGGCTGCATGTTCGGCAAGAACATCACCAGTCCCGCAAATCCGCGCGAGACGCAGCCGCATTTCTTCGAGTCCCGATTCCCTGAGCTGTTAAAGCTGCTCGATACCGTTCATTGAGGTGACCGTGAGAGCACTACTGACCCCTGAAATTGCCCCGCGTATGGGGATCGTATTGTTCAGACCAGGTTCAGAGCTGATGCCCCTGTTTATGCAGGGGCGTGTCCTGCTGGAGCCTGAGCCGGAACGTTATTCATCTTTCGCCAGTGGTGCCGTTCCGGCGGCATCACAACCGCTGGCGGATGATCCTGCCGTTCGGGCCGTGTTCCGCAATGAGGCTGTGATCCGTCGTGCTGGTGGCGTGGAATGTCTTGAAAGCTGGTTACTTCGTGAAAAAGGCTGCCAGTGGCCTCATTCCGACTGGCACAGCGAGAACATGACCACAATGCGACACGCTCCGGGCGCAATCCGTTTGTGCTGGCACTGCGATAACCAGCTGCGCGATCAGTTCACGGAACGGCTGGAATCAATGGCAACGGATAACTGTGCCCGCTGGGTGTTGTCTGTTGTGCGTCGGGATCTCGGTTTTGATGACAGTCATGTTGTGACAATGCCGGAACTGTGCTGGTGGCTGATTCGTAATGATCTGGCGGATGCCTTACCGGAAAGTGCAGCCCGTAAGGCACTGAGATTACCGAAGCCTGTTGTGCCGTCTGTTACCCGGGAAAGTGACCTTGTGCCTTCGGTTCCTGCCACCAGCATCATCCAGGATAAGGCGAAAAAGGTGCTGGCGCTGAAAGTGGATCCGGAGTCACCGGAGTCTTTTATGTTACGCCCCAAACGTCGCCGCTGGGTTAATGAAAAGTACACGCGATGGGTTAAGACGCAGCCGTGCGCATGTTGTGGAAAACCTGCTGATGATCCCCACCACCTGATAGGTCACGGTCAGGGTGGAATGGCTACAAAAGCGCATGACCTCTTTGTGTTGCCTTTGTGCAGAAAGCATCACGACGAGCTGCATGCGGATACCGTGGCATTTGAAGAGAAGTATGGCTCCCAGCTGGAGCTGATATTTCGTTTTATCGATCGTGCGCTGGCAATAGGCGTACTGGCGTAAGTGGAGAACGAGCATGAACCTTGAAGCTTTACCAAAATATTACTCCCCAAAATCTCCAAAATTGAGTGATGACGCACCGGCGACAGGCTCGGGTGGTTTAACAATTACAGATGTGATGGCTGCGCAGGGGATGGTGCAGTCGAAAGCACCGCTTGGGTTTGCCTTATTCCTGGCAAAAGTTGGTGTTCAGGATCCTCAGTTTGCGATTGAAGGTCTGCTCAATTACGCGATGGCACTGGATAACCCGACATTGAACAAATTGAGTGAAGAAACCCGGCTACAGATCATTCCTTACCTTGTGAATTTTGCCTTTGCTGATTATTCCAGGTCTGCGGCAAGTAAGGCTCGCTGTGAGCGTTGTTCTGGTACTGGATTTCATAATGTATTGCGCGAAGTGGTGAAACACTCCAGAAGCGGGGAGTCTGTTATCAAGGAAGAGTGGGTGAAGGAACTATGTCAGCATTGTCATGGTAAGGGAGAAGTCAGCACAGCGTGCAGAGGGTGTAAGGGTAAAGGTATTGTCCTGGATGAAAAAAGAACCCGGCTTCATGGCACGCCTGTTTATAAGATTTGTGGGCGTTGCAATGGAAACCGATTTAGCCGTTTACCAACCACACTGGCGCGGAATCATGTCCAGAAGCTGGTACCGGACCTGACTGATTATCAGTGGTACAAAGGATATGCAAATGTCATTGATAAACTGGTTACAAAGTGCTGGCAGGAGGAATCTTACGCTGAAGCACAATTGAGAAAGGTGACGAGATAAGTAATTTTCGCCGAAGATAGCGACATGATTCTTGCATTTTTCAAAAAATCTGGTTAGGATTCTCCTAACGATGGGCTTTGTGTGTCTACCGTTGATAATCTTCAAGAAACCGCCACCGAGCGGTTTTTTATTGATGTCAATTGTGTTTTTAAGGCTCTCCTTCCTTAAAGTGTGTTGTACAAAAAACTGGCAGCCAGCTACGCTCATTTTGAAAAAGTGACACCCTTCAATGTTTCTTTTGAATGGAATTGCTACCCATAAATCTCTATCAAAAACAGGAGAGCATATATGGTGGAGCGTTGTTCTGTTTGTGAGCAGTCATTAAGTTATTCACGAGAAGTTGAACAAGATGGCGTTGAATATAAATCTTGCCCAAAATGTTCTGCTGATGCCGGAGTGCACGTTTTTTATAAAACAATAGACTTTGGTTATAGGGATATGGGAGACGGAAGGCATATCGTTCAGTCATGGTGTCCGGCTTGTCGTTCTGGTGAAAAACCTTCTATACCACCAGCATTTAAATGTTGTTAACTCAATGAATTATAAAAAGAGGCTGCCTGTGGGCGGCCTTTTTTGTGCACTACGCAACTTTTGCGACTCAGCGCTATAACCAGCTTCTTTCCCTTCACTCGTTGCACTTCCGATAACCGGAGGTGGGAATTATGAAAATGCATAACGATCCTCATTCCTGGTCTGACTTACTTGAATTGTTACAGAGCTGGTGGCGTGGAGACACACCGCTGGGCGCAGTAATTATGTCGATCGTTATGGCTGGCTTGCGCATTGCCTATTTTGGCGGTGGTGGTGGCTGGAAGCGAAAAACGCTCGAGATTTTGCTCTGCGGCGCTCTGACGCTGACTTTTGCATCCGCTCTTGAGTATGTCGGATGGCCTAAATCGCTTTCTGTTGCCATTGGTGGTGGCGTTGGGTTGATCGGTGTCGATGCTATTCGTGGGGCTGCAATGAGAGTAATCGGTAATAAGTTTGGTGGCTCTAAGGAGTAATTTATGCAGGTACTAAATTCCCAGCGTAAAGCTTTCCTCGATATGGTGGCATGGTCAGAAGGAACGGATAACGGGCGACAACCGACACGTAATCACGGTTATGATGTTATTGTTGGCGGAGAACTGTTTACTGATTATTCTGATCACCCTCGCAAACTTGTCACGCTAAACCCCAAACTCAAATCAACAGCCGCCGGACGTTATCAGCTTCTTTCACGCTGGTGGGATGCCTACCGCAAGCAGCTTGCTCTGAAAGACTTCTCCCCCAAAAGCCAGGATGCTGTGGCACTGCAACAGATTAAAGAGCGTGGCGCTTTACCGATGATTGATCGCGGTGATATTCGTCAGGCAATCGACCGTTGCAGCAATATCTGGGCGTCGTTACCCGGTGCAGGTTACGGTCAGTATGAACATAAAATCGGTGATTTGATTGCCCGGTTTAAAGAGGCTGGTGGGGTGGTAAATGAAGCTGAGCTATAAGCTGGTTATCGCTGGTTTCTTCGTTACTGTCATTGGTTCTTTCATCTGGTCGGCCAACCACTACTACAGCAAATATCAGTACGAAAAGAAACGTGCTGATGAGGCTGTACGAAATGCTGAATCAGCAACTGCCATTACCAATAACGTCCTGCAATCACTACAAATCGTCAATACAGTTCTGGAGGCTAACCAGCATGCAAAACAGCAGATCGCACTGGAGTCACAGAGAGCCCAGGAAGATATCAAAGTGGCTGTTGCGGATGATGATTGTGCTTCACGCCCTGTGCCTGATGTCGCTGCTGACCGGTTGCGGAAGTACGCGGACAGTATACGTGCAGGTTCCAACGATGCCGTTACCGACGAACCTGCTCGCTGAAACTCCACAGCCAGTTATACCCAATCCTCTGACTTATGGGGATAGTCTTAGTTTGAATGTAAGTCTGCTATCAGCACTGGGGCTATGTAACCGTGATAAGTCTGATCTTCGTAGGTTAGGAGAGCAAAAGTTCAATCTGCATTTGAATAATAATATTCATTAGGTGAAATATTATTATTTGACTGTTCTAGTTATTATGCTTTTAGTTACAATACTCTCACTATTAACAGTGAGGTAAAAATGAACGAAAATTATATTGCATATGAGACACTTGTAGCAAACCGTGCTGCTGCTGAGTGGGCTTGTTGGGCAATGATTGCATCTTGGGTGAGTGCTGGAGCTACTATTGTTACTTTGTTTTTGGCGTTCAAGGCATTGTTTACGTGGCGGGAACAAGAGAAAACAAAAGTAAAAATAGATTTTAGGAATGCATTAAAGAAATTAAAGACAGCTCTATTATTTATGCCTGTCAATATTGACCCCGAGCAACTCAATGATGAACGAGAGCAAGTTATTGCGAAATGGCTATTTAAAGATGTAGATCTTATTAGTCAGCAAATTGAGTTGGGAGAAGAGAATGTTAAAAGATTTGATGAACTTTTGAGTATTTTCGATTGTTGCCAGTCTTCATGGTTTGCGACAGAGCACTTATTTGATAATACTGAGTTAGAAAAAGTTTGGCATGAGTTCGAGTCTAACTTTAATAAATATATAAATGGTGGTGAGAGTAAGGATTTACTTATGAAAATGCTTGATAAGCTCATCTCTTCTAGATTTGTATTTGAGTCAAGATAATTGCCTTTGAGCATTTTTCTTTATTATTTTACTTATTATAAATTTTTTATATGCCCCCTAGAATCCCAAAAGCCTGCCGTGTTCGCGGCTGCCGCTCTACAACCACGGACCCGTCAGGCTACTGCGAAAGCCACAAAAGCGAAGGCTGGAAGCAATACAAACCTGGACAATCCCGTCATCAGCGCGGTTATGGTTCGAAGTGGGATGTTATCCGCGTGCGTGTTCTGAAGCGTGACAAAGGCCTGTGTCAGTTATGTCTGCGTGCTGGTGTGGTGCGTGAGGCGAAAACTGTTGACCACATCATCCCTAAAGCGCATGGCGGCACTGATGCTGACAGTAATCTGCAGAGTCTGTGCTGGCCGTGTCATAAGGCGAAGACGGCCCGTGAACGGTTAAAGTGATAATAATTCTCAACTGTCTGAGGGGAGGGGCGGGTCAAATCCCTGCAGCCTGACGTCTTCCGGACTGCCCGCCCCATCGTTTTTTATACCCGCGAAAAATGAAATTTAACCAGGAGTGCCGCATATGGCTGGAACGGCGGGGCGTTCCGGGCGTCGCCCCAAGCCAACGGCGCGCAAGGCGCTGGCCGGAAACCCCGGCAAGCGAGCCCTGAATAAAGATGAACCTGTTTTTACGCCCATCAAAGGTGTTGAGCCACCGGAGTGGTTCGCTGAAGAAGATCTCCCTCTCGCTACGATCATGTGGCAACTGACAACCAAAGAACTCTGCGGTCAGGGCCTGCTGTGCGTGACTGACCTGGCGGTACTTGAGCGGTGGTGCGTGGCCTATGAGTTCTGGCGACGTGCCGTGAAAAATATTGCCAGACAGGGCAACACCATCACCGGTGCAATGGGCGGCATGGTCAAAAATCCGGAGCTGACCGCCAAAAAAGAACAGGAGTCCGAGATGAGCAGTACGGGGGCAATGCTCGGACTCGACCCCAGCAGCCGCCAGCGTCTGATTGGCCTGGCGGGGCAGAAGAAAGCCACTAACCCGTTTCTGAAAATTATCGAATCATGAGCCGGAAATCTTACCCCAACGTAAATGCTGCCAATCAGTATGCCCGGGATGTCGTGCGCGGAAAGATTGTGGCCTGCCAGTTTGTGATTCAGGCCTGCCAGCGCCATCTTGATGACCTGATGGCGGAAAAAGTAAGTCGTTTCGTTACCGCTTCGACAAGGACCTGGCTGAACGGGCCGCCAAATTTATTCAGCTGTTGCCGCACACCAAGGGTGAGTGGGCATTTAAGAGGATGCCCATCACGCTGGAGCCGTGGCAGCTCTTTGTGATCTGCTGCGCGTTTGGCTGGGTCAATAAAGGCTCCCGGCTGCGCCGCTTCCGGGAGGTGTATACCGAAATCCCCCGTAAGAACGGCAAATCGGCAATCTCTGCCGGTGTCGCCCTGTATTGTTTTGCCTGTGATAACGAGTTCGGCGCGGAAGTGTATTCCGGTGCCACGACGGAGAAACAGGCATGGGAAGTCTTTCGTCCGGCAAGACTGATGTGTAAACGCACACCCATGCTGACGGAAGCGTTCGGGATTGAGGTTAACGCCTCAAACATGAACCGTCCGGAGGATGGTGCGCGTTTTGAACCGCTGATCGGTAACCCCGGTGATGGTTCATCACCCCACTGTGCGGTGGTGGATGAATATCACGAGCACGCCACCGATGCGCTTTACACCACGATGCTTACCGGGATGGGGGCGCGACGTCAGCCACTGATGTGGGCTATCACTACCGCCGGGTACAACATTGAGGGGCCGTGCTACGACAAACGGCGGGAAGTCATCGAGATGCTCAACGGCTCGGTGCCTAATGATGAACTGTTCGGGATCATCTATACCGTTGATGAAGGTGACGACTGGACCGACCCGCAGGTGCTGGAAAAAGCCAATCCAAATATTGGCGTGTCGGTTTATCGCGAATTTTTGTTAAGTCAGCAGCAGCGTGCGAAAAATAACGCCCGTCTGGCAAACGTCTTTAAAACAAAACACCTCAATATCTGGGTGTCGGCGCGTTCGGCGTATTTCAACCTGGTGAGCTGGCAGAGCTGCGAGGATAAATCACTGACCCTTGAGCAGTTCGAGGGGCAGCCGTGCATTCTGGCCTTTGACCTGGCGCATAAGCTGGATATGAACAGCATGGCGCGACTTTATACCCGCGAGATTGACGGTAAAACGCATTACTACAGTGTGGCCCCGCGTTTCTGGGTACCGTATGACACGGTGTACAGCGTCGAGAAAAATGAAGATCGACGGACAGCCGAACGCTTTCAGAAATGGGTGGAAATGGGCGTTCTGACCGTTACCGATGGTGCGGAGGTGGATTATCGCTACATCCTCGAGGAGGCCAAAGCGGCGAACAAAATCAGCCCGGTCAGTGAGTCACCCATCGACCCCTTCGGGGCGACCGGGTTGTCACATGACCTTGCTGATGAAGACCTGAATCCCGTCACTATCATTCAGAACTACACCAACATGTCCGACCCGATGAAAGAGCTGGAAGCGGCAATTGAATCGGGGCGCTTTCATCATGATGGCAATCCCATCATGACCTGGTGTATCGGCAACGTGGTCGGCAAAACCATTCCGGGTAACGATGATGTGGTGAAGCCCGTCAAAGAGCAGGCGGAAAACAAAATCGATGGTGCAGTTGCGCTGATTATGGCGGTTGGCAGAGCCATGCTGTACGAGAAAGAAGACACGCTGTCTGACCACATTGAGTCCTATGGGATCCGCTCGCTTTAACCGAGGTCATTATGTTTCTGATAATTCTCGCGCCACTGGTGGGCGTGCTGGGTGCGCTTTTGCTGGCGTATGGAGCCTGGCTGATTTATCCCCCGGCGGGTTTTGTTGTTGCCGGGGGGCTGTGCCTGTTCTGGTCGTGGCTGGTGGCGCGATATCTCGACCGTACACAGCCGTCTGTCGGCGGAGGTAAATAGTGTTCTTTTCGGGATTATTTCAACGAAAAAGTGACGCACCGGTGACCACGCCAGCAGAGCTGGCGGATGCTATCGGGTTGTCCTACGACACCTATACCGGAAAGCAGATCAGCAGCCAGCGGGCCATGCGACTGACGGCGGTTTTTTCCTGTGTCAGGGTGCTGGCGGAGTCGGTCGGGATGTTGCCCTGCAACCTGTATCACCTGAACGGCAGCCTGAAGCAGAGAGCCACTGGCGAACGTCTGCATAAGCTGATCTCCACGCATCCCAATGGCTATATGACGCCGCAGGAGTTCTGGGAGCTGGTGGTCACCTGTCTGTGCCTGCGGGGAAACTTTTACGCCTACAAAGTGAAAGCATTTGGCGAAGTGGCTGAACTGCTGCCCGTCGATCCCGGCTGTGTGGTACCGAAGCTTAACAGTAGCTGGGAGCCGGTCTATCAGGTCACATTCCCGGATGGCTCCACGGATGTACTGAGCCAGGAGGATATCTGGCATGTGCGCACGCTGACGCTGGACGGACTGGTGGGGCTGAATCCCATCGCCTATGCCCGCGAGGCAATATCTCTGGCGGCAGCGACCGAAGAGCACGGGGCCAGACTGTTCAGCAATGGTGCGGTGACGTCGGGTGTGTTGCGTACAGAGCAGACGCTGTCAGATCAGGCTTATGAGCGCCTGAAGAAAGATTTTGAGGAGCGTCACACCGGGCTTGGCAATGCTCACCGCCCGATGATCCTTGAGATGGGGCTGGACTGGAAGTCGATGGCGCTGAACGCCGAGGACAGCCAGTTCCTGGAAACCCGCAAGTTTCAGCTTGAAGAAATCTGTCGTCTGTTCCGGGTGCCGTTGCACATGGTGCAGAACACCGATCGCGCCACCTTCAACAATATCGAAGAGCTGGGGCTGGGATTTATCAACTATTCACTGGTGCCGTATCTGACCCGCATCGAACAGCGGATCAACACCGGACTGGTACGAAAAAGTAAGCAGGGCGTTTATTACGCCAAATTTAACGCCGGGGCGTTACTGCGCGGGGATATGAAGTCCCGTTTTGAAGCCTACGCCACCGGGATCAACTGGGGAATTTACTCTCCCAATGACTGCCGCGACCTGGAAGATATGAATCCACGTCCCGGTGGGGATGTCTATCTCACACCGATGAACATGACCACGAAACCCTCCGATGGCAGTAAAGCCGGTAAGCAGAAGGATAACGCCAATGCAGACGAAACAACGTCTTGATGTACCGCTGAGTCTGAAATCTGTCAGTGACTCCGGTGAGTTTGAAGGGTATGGCTCCGTCTTTGGTGTAAAGGACAGCCACGATGATGTGGTGATGTCCGGGGCATTTGCTGCTTCCCTGCGGGCGTGGAGTGACAGAAAAGCGTTACCTGCGCTGCTCTGGCAGCACCGCATGGATGAACCCATCGGTGTTTACACCGAAATGAAGGAAGACGATGTCGGGCTTTACGTCAGGGGACGGTTGCTTATTGATGATGATCCCCTCGCAAAACGCGCACATGCACACATGAAGGCCGGTTCGTTAACCGGCCTTTCTATTGGGTACGTCCTGAAAGACTGGGAATACGACCGGAGCAAAGAAGCCTTTCTGCTGAAAGAAATCGACCTCTGGGAAGTCAGCCTGGTGACGTTCCCGTCTAACGACGAGGCGCGGATCAGCGACGTCAAGAACGCACTGGCCCGCGGGGAAATCCCCGAACAGAAAAAAATCGAAAGAGTCCTGCGTGATGTCGGACTCTCCCGTACCCAGGCCAAAGCATTCATGGCCGGGGGCTATGGCGCACTGTCCCTGCGCGACGCTGAGGATGTGGGCTCTGCACTGAATGCACTGAAAAATCTGAACTTCTAATCAGGAGAAATACGATGGCGGTTGATATTAAAGATGTGGAACAGGTCGCGCAGGAGCTGCAGCAGAAGTTTGACGACTTCAAAGCAAAGAACGACAAGCGCGTGGATGCGATTGAGCAGGAAAAAGGCAAGCTTGCCGGGCAGGTGGAAACCCTGAACGGGAAACTCAGCGAGCTGGAAAATCTCAAAAGCGACCTTGAAAAAGAGCTGCTTGAGCTGAAACGTCCGGCAGGTGGAGCGCAAAATAAACTGGCCACCGAGCATAAAGAGGCGTTTGTGGGCTTCCTGCGTAAAGGCCGTGAAGACGGTCTGCGCGATCTGGAGCGTAAGGCATTGCAGGTGGGTACCGATGAAGACGGTGGCTACGCCGTGCCGGAAGAACTGGATCGCAACATTCTTAACCTGCTGAAAGATGAAGTGGTGATGCGTCAGGAAGCCACGGTGATCACCGTTGGCGGTTCCGACTACAAAAAACTGGTGAATCTGGGCGGTACGGCTTCCGGATGGGTGGGGGAAACGGATACGCGAGCCCAGACTGCCACCTCCAGACTGGAGCTGATTGAACCTCTCATGGGGGAAATCTACGGCAACCCGCAGGCTACCCAGAAAATGCTGGACGATGCCTTCTTCAACGTGGAGGCCTGGATCAACAGCGAGCTGGCAACCGAATTTGCCGAACAGGAAGAAATTGCCTTTACCTCAGGCGATGGCACCAAGAAGCCGAAAGGGTTCCTGGCGTATGAATCCACTGATGAAACCGACAAGGTCCGGGCGTTCGGCAAACTTCAGCATATTGTATCCGGCGAAGCGACCGCGGTGACCGCAGACGCCATTATCAAACTGATTTACACGCTGCGTAAGGCACACCGCACTGGCGCGAAGTTCATGATGAACAACAACAGCCTGTTTGCCATCCGTCTGCTGAAAGACACCGAGGGTAACTATCTGTGGCGTCCGGGGCTGGAACTGGGGCAGCCGTCCTCTCTGGCGGGTTACGGTATCGCTGAAAACGAACAGATGCCGGATATCGCCGCTGATGCGAAAGCCATTGCATTTGGTAACTTCAAACGGGGTTACACCATCGTTGACCGTATCGGCACCCGCATTCTGCGTGACCCGTACACCAATAAACCGTTTGTCGGTTTTTATACCACCAAGCGCACCGGCGGGATGCTGGTCGATTCGCAGGCCATCAAACTGCTGAAGATTGCAGCGGCGTAATCACTCAGGGGCGCGGAACCGCGCCCCCTGTTCTGACGGGTGAAGAATCATGATCCTGAAACAAGATCTGAAATGGTCACCGGACGGTATGCGTGTTGAGGTCATTCGGGCCGGTGAGTATGACGACGGGGCGCTTCCTGCCCGGGTGCAGGAGATTGCACTTCAGGCCGGGTTAGCAGAGCGCGGAATCAGTGCAAAAAGCAGTAAAGCGGCAAAAGAGAAAAAAGCCACGACCAGTAAAGAGGGCTGAGTATGCTTCTGACAATGGAAGAGATTAAAGCCCAACTCCGGCTGGATGAGGATTTCGATACTGATGACCGCCATCTGCAACTGCTGGCATGTGCGGCACAAAAGCGGACGGAAACGTATCTGAACCGGAAGCTCTATGCACCGGATGAAACCATTCCGGACAGCGATCCGGACGGGCTGCACCTGCCGGATGATATTCGTCTGGGGATGCTGATGCTTATCAGCCATTTTTACGAAAACCGCTCGTCGGTTACGGAAGTGGAGAAACTCGACATGCCGCAGAGTTTTGGCTGGCTTGTCGGCCCGTACAGGTACTTTCCGCAATGAAAATTCGTCAGGCGCAGACCAGCGCAACCTACATTCTGCCGGACCCCGGTGAACTGAATAAACGCGTCCTGATCCGCCTGCGGGTGGATATGCCCGCGGATAACTTTGGCGTGGAGCCTCAATACCCGGTTACGTTCCGGACATGGGCGAAGGTTATCCAGACCAGTGCCACCACCAGGCAGGAAACCGCGCAGACCGGGGACGCCATCACCCATTACATCACCATTCGTTACCGCCGGGGGATCACCGCTGATTATGAGGTGGTCTGCGGTGATAGTGTGTACCGGGTAAAACGTCAGCGCGATCTGAACGGGGCGCGGCGCTTTCTGCTGCTGGAATGTACGGAGCTGGGCGAATTTACGCAGAGTCACGGAGGCAACAATGGCGACTTCCTTTTTTCACGTTGATGTTCAGCAGCCCGCCGAGATGCGCTTTAACCGCGCCCGTGTCCGGCGGGCGTTTGTCACGATTGGGCAGCGTCATATGCGTGATGCCCGTCGGCTGGTGATGCGCCGTGCGCGGTCGGCACCGGGTGAAAACCCCGGTTATCAGACCGGACGCCTGGCTCGTTCGATTGGTTACATGGTGCCGGGAGCCAGTAAAAAGCGAGCCGGTTTTATGACACGCATTGCCCCTAACCAGCGCAACGGGAAGGGGAACCGGATGATCTCTGGTGACTTCTATCCGGCGTTTCTGTTTTTTGGTGTCCGGGGAGGAGCAAAGCGTCGTCGCAGCCATCATCGTGGTGCATCCGGTGGCAGCGGCTGGCGACTGGCTCCACGTAATAACTTTATGGTGGAAACGCTTGAAAAGAACCGCAGCTGGACACGCTATTTTCTGGCGCGGGAATTGCGTAAATCACTGAAGCCGGAGCGACGACACAGATGAAACTGACGCCTGTTATTGCTGCACTGCGTGCCCGCTGTCCGTATTTTGAAAACCGGGTTGCAGGCGCGGCCCAGTTCAAAAATCTGCCGGAGGTCGGAAAGCTGAAACTCCCGGCGGCATATGTTGTACCGGGTGATGATTCTCCGGGAGAAAACAAAAGCCAGACCGACTACTGGCAGGAGCTGAAAGAGGGCTTCTCCGTGGTTGTCATACTGAGTAACGGGCGTGATGAGCGCGGTCAGTTTGCCTCGTATGATGTGGTGGACGATGTCCGGCAGATGCTCTTTAAGGCTCTGCTGGGCTGGAACCCGGAGGCGTGCGGTAACCCGATTACCTATGACGGCGGCACGCTGCTGGATCTGAATCGTCATGAGCTGATTTATCAGTTCGATTTTTCGGTCATCAGCGAGCTGACTGAAGACGATACCCGCCAGCAGGATGATCTGAACAGTCTGGATGAACTGCAAACGCTGGCGATTGATGTTGATTATCTCGAGCCCGGTAACGGGCCTGACGGCGATATCGAACATCACACCGAAATAACCCTTCCTTCCTGAGGATCCTCATGTTTGTCAAACCTGTTAAAGGGCGGTCAGTTCCTGACCCTGCCCGCGGCGACCTTTTGCCCGCCGAAGGGCGAAATGTTGACGAGAACAACTACTGGCTGCGCCGTGAAGCCGCGGGTGATATCCGGCGCGTGAATAAAAAGGTGAATACCGATGACGATAAGCTTTAACACCATTCCGTCGAATACGCTGGTTCCGTTGTTTTATGCGGAAATGGATAACTCGGCGGCGAATACTGCACAGGACAGCGGAGCATCGCTGCTGATTGGTCATGCCAATAACGGTGCAGAGATTGTTGCCAACAGTCTGGTGCTGATGCCATCGGCAGACTATGCACGCCAGATTTGTGGTGCGGGAAGTCAGCTGGCGCGTATGGTCGAGGCTTATCGCCAGACCGACCCGTTTGGTGAACTGTATGTGATTGCCGTTCCTGAATCCACGGGCGCGGCGGCAACAGTTACGCTGACGGTGACCGGCGCGGCAACCGAAACCGGCACGGTGAATGTTTATGTGGGACGTACCCGCGTGCAGGCACCGGTGACCAACGGCGATAACGTCGCGACGATTGCCAGCAGTATCAAAGATGCCATCAATGCCGTTCCGGCCCTGCCGTTTACGGCCTCATCTTCGGCTGGCGTGGTCACACTGACCGCGCGTCATAAGGGGCTTTGCGGGAATGAAATTCCTGTCAGCCTCAATTACTACGGCTTCGGTGGGGGCGAAGTGCTGCCAGCGGGCGTACAGATTGCCGTGGCGGCGGGGACCGCCGGAACGGGCGCTCCGGTTCTCACCGGCGCGGTGGCTGCAATGGCGGATGAGCCGTTTGATTATATCGGTCTGCCGTTCAACGACACGGCCTCCCTTAACACGCTGGTGACCGAGATGAACGATACCAGCGGTCGCTGGAGCTATGCGCGTCAGCTGTATGGCCATGTGTATACGGCAAAGATCGGCACGCTGTCAGAACTGGTGACCGCAGGTGACCAGTTTAACCAGCAGCACATTACCCTGGCGGGGTACGAAAAAGACACCCAGACGCCTGCCGATGAGCTGGCGGCAAGCCGTACCGCCCGCGCAGCGGTGTTTATCCGCAACGATCCGGCACGTCCCACGCAGACCGGTGAGCTGGTGGGTATGCTGCCTGCGCCGAAGGGGAAACGGTTCACGATGACCGAACAACAGACCCTGCTGTCTCATGGCGTGGCAACGGCGTATGTCGAAAGCGGGGTACTGCGCATTCAGCGTGATGTCACCACGTACAGGAAAAACGCTTACGGGGTTGCGGATAACAGCTACCTCGACAGCGAGACGTTGCATACCAGCGCGTATGTACTGCGCAAACTGAAATCCGTCATTACCAGTAAGTACGGGCGTCACAAGCTTGCCAGTGACGGTACCCGCTTTGGTCCCGGTCAGGCGATTGTCACCCCGGCAGTGATCAAAGGGGAACTGCTGGCAACCTACCGTCAGCTCGAGCGTGCGGGGATCGTGGAAAACTACGAACTGTTCAAGCAGTACCTGGTTGTGGAGCGTGATGCCAGCGATCCGAACCGCCTGAACACGCTGTTCCCGCCTGACTATGTTAACCAGTTGCGTGTCTTTGCCGTGGTTAACCAGTTCCGTCTTCAGTATTCAGAGGAGTCTGCATAATGGCCCGTATCGGGGGAACCTGTTATTTCAAAATTGACGGTCAGCAGCTATCGCTGACCGGCGGCATTGAGGTGCCCATGAACAGGACGGTCAATGATGACATCATCGGCCTGGACGGTTCAGTGGACCGCAAGGAAACTCACCGTGCGCCCTATGTTAAAGGGACCTTCAAGGTGCCGAAGAATTTTCCTGTGAGTAAAATCACCTCGTCTGATGAGATGACCATCACTGCTGAGCTGGCGAACGGTCAGGTCTATGTATTGTCGTCAGCCTGGCTGCACGGCGAAGCGAACCATAATGCCGAAGAAGGCACGGTTGATCTTGAGTTCCACGGTGAAGAAGGGGATTACCAGTAATGAAAGAGCTTGAGTTAAAGAAACCGATTATCGCTCATGGCGAGACACTCTCCGTACTGGAGTTTGATGAACCCACCGGGAAGGATGTCCGCGAGCTGGGGTATCCCTACCAGATGAATCAGGATGAGTCCGTCAGACTTCTGGCGCATGTGGTGTCGAAATACATTGTGCGGCTGGCGAAAGTGCCGCAAAGCTCTGTCGACCAGATGTCTCCGGCAGACCTGAATGCAGCGGCGTGGCTTGTGGCTGGTTTTTTCCTCCAGGCCTGACGGCTGAATACCTCACTGATCGCTTCTTTGACTGCGCCAGTTACTGGCGCATTAATCCCTTCGAATTGCTGAATATGCCGATCAGTGAAATTCCCTTGCTGGTCAGTCAGGCAAACAGGATAGAGCAGGAGAAACGCACACATGGCTGAATTTGAGCTTAAGGCGTTGATCACCGGTGTCGACAGGCTTTCTCCGGCGCTGTCGAAAATGCAAAAGAAAATCCGGGGATTTAAACGCCAGGCGGAAGAAGCGTCACAGGGTGGGCTGGCGCTTGGTGGCGGACTGGCAGCGGGTCTGACGCTTTCCCTGAAATCTTATGCCGATCAGGAAAACGCCGCCACCGGGCTGAAAGTCGCCATGATGGATGCGAACGGCGAGGTTGGAAAGCGCTTTCAGGACATCAATAAACTGGCTATTGGCCTGGGTAACCAGCTACCCGGTACAACGGCTGATTTCCAGAACATGATGCAGATGCTGGTGCGTCAGGGGATCCCGGCAGAAAACATTCTGGGTGGTGTGGGTAAAGCGACAGCTTATCTTGCGGTACAACTGAAAAAAACACCAGAAGCGGCTGCTGAGTTTGCTGCAAAGATGCAGGATGCTACCGGAACGGCGTCAGAAGACATGATGGGGCTGTTCGACACTATCCAGAAGGCGTTTTATCTGGGCGTTGACGATACCAACATGTTGTCCTTCTTCACTAAAACCAGTTCTGTTCTGAAGATGGTGAATAAGGACGGTCTTCAGGCTGCACAGAGCCTTGCCCCTATCAGCGTCATGATGGATCAGATGGGGATGAACGGGGAGTCGGCAGGTAATGCCCTGCGAAAAGTTATCCAGTCCGGATTAAGCGTTAAGAAAATCAGGGACGTCAATAAAGTCATGGCCCGCCAGAAACTCGGAGTGCAGCTCGATTTTACTGACGGCAAAGGGAGTTTTGGCGGTCTTGATAACATGTTCAGGCAACTGGCAAAGCTGCGAAAACTGACCGACGTTAAGCGAACCGGTGTACTTAAGGCAATATTTGGTGATGATGCTGAAACCCTTCAGGTGGTCAATGCTCTGATCGATAAAGGAAAGGATGGTTACGATCAGATCCAGCAGAAGATGAATAAACAGGCCAGCCTGAATAAACGTGTTCAGGCCCAGCTTGGTACGCTGTCCAACCTGTGGGAGGCAATGACGGGGACCGCAACTAACGGCCTTGCGGCTATTGGCGGCGCATTTTCTGGTGACGCCAAAAATATCACGCAATGGCTGGGGGAGTTAGGGGAAAAATTCACGAAGTTTGCGGATGAAAATCCCCGGGTTATTCGCGGCGTCGTCGGGCTTGCTGCCGGTCTTGCGATTCTGAAACTGGGATTGATGGGCGTTGGCGGTGCCATCAGTATTGTCAGCAGGATCATGTCGATGACGCCGATAGGAATGATTGCGACGGCGATAGCCCTGGCTGCGGGATTAATTATCACTAACTGGGATGTTGTCGGACCTTATTTCAAGAAGCTCTGGGAAACCATTGGTCCTTATTTTGAGGCTGGCCGGGAACTTCTGAAGAAGGTTTTTGCCTGGTCGCCGCTGGGGATGGTAATCAATAACTGGGGACCGGTTGTTAAGTGGTTTCAGGATATGTGGGATAAGCTGAAGCCGATTATTGAATGGTTTACCGACAGTTCCGGTGACACGGTTGATGCCATTAACTCGGCGCAGTGGGGCGCGGGTGCTTATGATGCTTATGGGACGGGAATACCGGCACGGGGATACACACCTTATCCGGCGGTAGATCCGGCTCAGTCAAACAACGCCTCCGATGCCACAGGCCCGAATCCCTTCATGATTAACAAAGCTTCTGCGCCAAAAGTTGATGGTGAGATCAAGGTCTCTTTTGTGAATTCGCCTCCGGGTATGCGGGTTATGGAAACGCGATCCAGCGGTTTTGATGTCAGCCATGATGTTGGCTATACGCGCTTTGGCAGGTAATGAAAAATTAATCTGTTAATGAGTCCCACTCCGGTGGGATTTTTTATGTACGGAGTTTATATGACGTGGAAAGACAGACTTCAGGACGCGTCATTTCGCGGTGTGCCGTTTAAGGTTGAAGAAGAAAGTGCGGGAACCGGTCGCCGTGTGGAAACGCACGAATACCCGAACCGCGACAAACCCTATACCGAAGACCTGGGGAAAATCACTTTCCGCCCGTCCATCGCAGCTTATGTGGTGGGAGATGACTGCTTTGACCAGCGCGATCGCCTGATTGACGCGCTGAATAAACCCGGTCCTGGCACGCTTGTCCATCCGACTTACGGTGAGCTGAAAGTCTGTGTTGACGGGGAAGTTCGGGTCAGCACATCGAAGAGTGAAGGGCGTATTGTCCGCTTTGACCTGAAGTTTGTCGAAGCGGGAGAACTCTCTTACCCCACTTCAGGTGCGGCGACGGCGCAGACGCTGATGTCATCCTGTTCTGCACTGGATGACTGCATCAGTGACAGCTTCAGTGGTTTCAGTATCGATGGCGTGGCAGATTTTGTGCAGAACGACGTCGTCGGTAATGCCAGCACAATGCTTGGGTATGTTTCTGATGCAATGAAAGTGGTGGATTCTGCCGTATCGGATGCCGCCAGGCTGTTGCAGGGGGATATCTCGGTACTTCTGCCGCCGCCATCGTCAGGCAAAAATTTCGTTGAGCAGGTGCAGAAAATGTGGCGTACCGGGAAACGCCTTTATGGTAACGCCAGCGACCTGGTCACCATGATCAAAACGCTTTCCGGTGTCAGCCTCGGCAGCGATCTGCAACCGCGCGGCGTCTGGAAAACGGACAGTAAAACCACCGCCACGGCGACGCAACAGCGTAACGTGGTTGCCAGCACCCTTCGTACGACCGCAATCAGCGAAGCGGCGTATGCCGTCACCCGATTGCCTGCGCCAACAACTTCCGCGGTGATGCAGAATGCCGCAGTGGGGCAGGCAACAACACCCGCGCAGAGCACTGGCTGGCCTTCCGTCACGCATCCGGCACTGAACAATGCACCAGCGGTGAAAAGCACGGTTGACCTGCCGACGTGGGAAGAACTGACTGACATTCGTGACACACTGAATACGGCAATTGATAAGGAGTTGTCCCGAACAACCAGTGATGCGCTGTTTCTGGCACTGCGCCGGGTGAAAGCAGATCTGAATGCGGATATCAACACGCGCCTTGAACAGTCTGCACGGATCATTCAGCGCACGCCGGATGAGGTCTTACCCGCGCTGGTGCTGGCGGCGACCTGGTTTGATAACGCGGCGCGTGACGCGGACATTATCCGGCGTAATGCCATTACGCATCCCGGCTTTGTGCCGGTGATCCCTCTGAAGGTGCCAGTGCAATGAACGATAACGTCACGCTACGGGTAAATGGCCGGGAGTGGAATGGCTGGACATCGGTGCGCATCGGTGCCGGTATTGAACGGCTGGCGCGGGATTTCAGCGTGGAGATCACCCGCCAGTGGCCGGGAGATGAGGGTATCACCACGCTTCAGCCGCGCATTAAAAATGGTTCAAAAGTGGAAGTGCTGATTGGTGATGAGCTGGTGATCACCGGCTGGGTGGAGGCGACCCCCGTTCGTTACGATGCCCGTTCGGTCAGCACCGGTATTGCCGGACGTAGTCTGACTGCTGACCTGATTGACTGTGCAGCCGAACCGACACAGTTTAACGGACGATCGCTGGTACAGATTGCGCAGGCGCTTGCTGCGCCTTTCGGCATTGAGGTGGTGAACAGCGATGCGCCGTCGGGTGTTATTCCGGATGTCCAGCCTGATCACGGTGAAACGGTGATCGAGGTGATCAACAAAATACTCGGTCAGCAGCAGGCGCTGGCTTATGACGACCCGCACGGCAGGCTGGTGATTGGTGGTATTGGCTCAACGCGGGCACATACCGCGCTGGTACTTGGGGAAAACATCCTTTCCTGTGATACGGAGAAGAGTATCCGGGAGCGGTTTTCAGTTTACCAGGTGGCGGGGCAGCGTGCCGGAAACGACGATGATTTCGGTGAGGCCACCACCACCGCGCTGCGGGCCCGCACAGAGGACGCATTTATTGCCCGTTACCGTCCGATGTATATCAGGCAGACAGGGCAGGCTACGGGGGCAGGCTGTATTGCCCGTGCGGACTTTGAAGCCCGACAACGGGCGGCGCGGACGGATGAAACCACCTATGTGGTGCAGGGCTGGCGACAGGGTAACGGTACGCTGTGGCAGCCCAACCAGCGGGTGATTGTCTTTGATCCGGTCTGTGGTTTCGACAATACCGAACTGCTTGTTTCGGAAGTCACGTTTACTCAGGACCAGAACGGCACCCTGACGGAAATCCGTGTCGGCCCGCCTGATGCTTATCTGCCTGAACCTGAAGACCCCGGCGCGCGGAAAAAGAAAAAAGCCAGAGTACAGGAGGACCCGTTCTGATGAGGACGATTGAAGCCATGCAGCGACAACTTCTCGGCCTGATTGGGCGGGCAGTGGTGAAAAGCATCAGTGCCGCCACGAAATGTCAGACCGTGGATGTGTCCCTGATTGCCGGTGAACCCAAAGCCGGGGTTGAACATCTTGAACCCTACGGTTTTACCGCAAGGGCAAACAGCGGTGCGGAAGCGGTGGTGTTGTTTCCGGATGGCGACCGTTCTCATGCGGTGGTTGTTACGGTGTCGGACCGGCGCTACCGCCTGAAAGGGCTGCATACGGGGGAGGTGGCTGTCTATGACGATCAGGGGCAGTCCGTGACGCTGACCCGGGAGGGGATCGTGGTGGACGGTGCAGGTAAAACGATCACGTTTCGCAATGCACCTGAAGCACGTTTTGAAATGGACCCGGAAGTGACCGGACAGGTGAAAGACCTGTGCGACTCCGGCGGCACCACCATGTCAGCGATGCGGCTTGCCTATAACGGGCATCGTCACAGAGAGAACGGTCAGGGCAGTAACACCGACAAACCTGATAAAGCGATGGAGGCATGATGGAACTGTGGCTGACGGTGAACGGTAAACGCACCTGCGCCAGCGCACCGCTGGATCCGCTGACCCGTGCCGTGGTGATTTCCCTGTTCACCTGGCGGCGGGTTGAACCTAATGACAATGCCGACGTCCCGATGGGATGGTGGGGGGATACCTGGCCTGCGGTACAGAATGACCGTTACGGCTCCCGACTGTGGCTGCTTCAGCGCAGCAAACTGACCAATCAGCTGGTGCAGACGGTAAGGGGGTATATCCGCGAATGCCTGCAATGGATGATTGATGACGGCGTGGTGTCCCGTATTGATCTGGATATCCGCCGCACCGGGATTAATGAGCTGGGTAACAGTATCACCCTCTGGCGTCGTGACGGACCGGTAATGATTTCTTTTGATGATCTGTGGAGTGCGATAACGCATGGCGGACAGTGAATTTCAACGCCCGACGCTGGCAGAAAATATCAGTATGCTCCGTAACGATTTATTCGCCAGGCTGGACGTCAGCGACACGCTCCGGCGCATGGATGAAGACGTGCGGGCAAAGGTGTATGCGGCGGCGCTGCATACGGTTTACGGTTACATCGATTATCTGGCAATGAACATGCTGCCTGACCTGTGCGATGAGTCCTGGCTGGCGCGACATGCTGCGATGAAACGGTGTCCGCGCAAGGGGGCCACGTCTGCCAACGGGTATATGCGCTGGGAAGGTGTCAGCGATGGCCTGAAGGTGACCGCCGGGAGTGTTATTCAGCGCGATGACCTGGTTCAGTACACGGCAACTTCTGATGCAACCAGCTCCGGTGGTGTCCTGCGCGTGCCGATCGCCTGCTCAACTGCAGGTGCGGTCGGTAACGCTGACGACGGTACGGCATTAATCCTGGTCACGCCGGTGAATGGTCTGCCGTCTTCCGGTGTGGCAGATACCCTGACTGGCGGATTCGATACTGAAGATCTGGAAACGTGGCGCGCCCGCGTCATTGAGCGGTATTACTGGACGCCGCAGGGCGGGGCTGACGGGGACTATGTCGTCTGGGCTAAAGAAGTGCCCGGCATTACCCGCGCATGGACATACCGTCACTGGATGGGAACGGGAACTGTCGGTGTGATGATTGCCAGCAGTGACCTGATTAATCCCATTCCGGAAGAATCAACGGAAACGGCGGCAAGACAACACATTGAGCCACTGGCCCCGGTGGCAGGCTCTGATTTGTATGTGTTCAGGCCGGTGGCGCATACGGTGGATTTTCATATCCGCGTGACGCCGGACACACCGGAAATACGGGCTGCCATTACCGCAGAGTTGCGTTCATTCCTGCTGCGTGATGGTTATCCGCAGGGAGAGCTGAAGGTGTCGCGTATCAGTGAAGCGATTTCCGGTGCGAACGGGGAATACAGCCATCAGTTGCTTGCTCCGGCGGACAATATCTCCATTGCAAAAAATGAACTGGCGGTTCTGGGGACGATTTCATGGACGTGACAAACGATGATTACATCCGTCTGTTGTCGGCACTGCTGCCGCCCGGTCCGGCGTGGTCAGCCAGCGATCCGGCGATTGCCGGTGCGGCACAGTCATTAACCCGCGTTCATCAGCGTGCGGATGCCCTGATGCGGGAGCTGGATCCGCGCACCACCACCGAACTGATAAATCGCTGGGAGCGTCTGTGCGGCCTGCCGGATGAATGTATTCCCGCAGGGACACAGAGCCTTCGCCAGCGTCAGCAACGACTGGATGCGAAGGTTAACCTGGCGGGCGGCATCAATGAGGATTTTTACCTTGCACAGCTTGCTGCCCTAGGCAGACCAGACGCCACCATCACGCGATACGACAAAAGCACGTTCACCTGCTCATCGGCCTGTACTGACGCGGTGAATGCGCCGGAATGGCGGTATTACTGGCAGGTCAACATGCCAGCCGACACCAACACCACCTGGATGACATGTGGCGATCCCTGTGATTCCGCACTGCGTATCTGGGGCGACACCGTTGTCGAGTGTGTGCTTAACAAACTCTGCCCGTCGCATACCTACGTAATTTTTAAATATCCGGAGTAATCCATGCATCGTATAGATACGAAAACCGCGCAGAAGGATAAGTTCGGCGCGGGTAAGAACGGTTTTACCCGTGGTAACCCCCAGACCGGCACACCTGCCACCGATCTGGATGATGACTACTTTGACATGTTGCAGGAGGAACTTTGCAGTGTTGTGGAGGCATCCGGTGCCAGCCTGGAGAAGGGGCGGCATGATCAGCTGCTTACCGCGCTTCGTGCGCTGCTGTTAAGCCGCAAGAATCCGTTTGGCGATATCAAATCGGATGGCACGGTGAAAACGGCTCTCGAAAACCTTGGTTTGGGAGAAGGCTCAGCATTACCTGTTGGGGTGCCTGTTCCGTGGCCTTCAGCCACTCCGCCAACAGGCTGGTTGAAATGCAATGGTGCGGCTTTTTCTGCTGAAGAATACCCGGAACTGGCAAAGGCTTACCCGACAAATAAATTGCCTGATTTACGCGGTGAATTTATTCGTGGATGGGATGATGGGCGCGGGGTGGATTCCTCTCGTGGTTTGTTGACATCTCAAGACCATTTATTTGCTTCTCATGGGCACTGGTTTGACAAGTACTATGCGCTAACAGGTTTTGATCCAACGGGAGGTCGGTTCGTAGTTACGGCTGATGCTTTCGGGGAACTTATTACGGCAAATTCAATTTCTACGGTATCGGTTGGTGGTTCTGAAACCCGGCCGCGCAACGTCGCATTTAACTATATCGTGAGGGCAGCCTGATGAATAAAGCCGTATTAAATAGCGAACTCATTACTACAAAGGCAGGAAACATTACCGTTTATAATTTTGATGCTGAGACGAAGGAATATCTTTCCACATCAACCGAATATCTTGTTGTGGGTGTCGGTATTCCGGCGTATTCCTGTTTAGATGCTCCTGGTACATATAAGGCTGGTTATACTATCTGCCGTTCAGCAGATTTAAAATCATGGGAATATATGCCAGACCATCGCGGTGAAATCGTTTTTAGCACCGAAACAGGGGAATCAAAAGAAATCACAGCTCCGGGTGATTACCCTGATAATACAACCACTATCGCCCCGTTAACGCCATACGATAAATGGGATGGTGAGAAATGGGTGACGGATACCGAGGCACAGCACGGCGCAGCAGTAGATGCAGCAGAAGCACAGCGCCAGTCGCTGATTGATACTGCAATGGCCTCCATCAGTCTGATTCAGCTGAAATTGCAGGCCGGACGTAAACTGACGCAGGCAGAAACAACCCGCCTTAACGCTGTGCTGGATTACATTGACGCGGTGACGGCAACAGATACCAGCACCGCGCCGGATGTCATCTGGCCTGAACTGTCGGAGGCGTAGGCCATTCAATATCTGGCGCACCGGAAGTATCGACCAGCTCCAGTGCGTCCAGATAATCCAGCCACAAATTATATTGCGCCAGTTCGTCACCTTTCAGACGACCAATAGCGGCTTTACCGGGCCATTGTTTACTGTTCATGTATTCGTTGGCCTGGTTAATTAATAGCTGTCTTTCTGATTCAGTAATTTCAATAAGCTCTTCATGCGTGGGTGGAGGAATATCTGCCCACGCAGGCAGCCCATCATTTCCGGCAATACGGATCTTTCCTTGTGGCGGTTCAGCCATAAACTCACTGATAATATTTTGATTCACTTCCTTAGCATCTGATAAATCCCATCCCTCTGATTTATATTTATCAATCATATCCACAGGGAAAAAAGCATTATGCCTTGCGCTATAAACATATTCGTTCATATAAATCACCCTGAATAAAATTACTCACCAACAGCCCACCAACTGTAATTCATCGATACCGTGTCGCTGGTTGATGACGTTCTGTAAGCAGAATTAAAGCCGGTTAACGTTGGGCCTTCTGCAGTCATCACGAACCCTCGCCCAGCGCCTAAAGGCGCACCGCCATCACCAGAATGAGTAAGCATGGCGCAGTCCGCTTTTTTGGGGAAAGGGATGCTGAATGTAATTCTCATTGTTTGCGTCGATAATGTCGGCGTAACCGCACCACGACCATATTGCAGGATTTTCCCGTTGGGTAATTTCATCCATCCATCACCACTGGCAAAAGAGGCCATGTCCGGTATCTGATTTTCCCCTGTCCCCACATCCCGTTTTGCCGCTTCTCCCAAACCAACGTTTATGAAAATGCAGAAATAACGAGCAAATGGCATCATTCCTGCTTTTGTCAGGGGGATCTACCATGCTTATTGGCTATGTACGCGTATCAACAAATGACCAGAACACAGATCTACAACGTAATGCGCTGAACTGTGCAGGATGCGAGCTGATTTTTGAAAACAAGATAAGCGGTACAAAGTCCGAGACCTAGGGCTGACATTGCTGTTCTTGATGCAAATTAAAGTATTTAATAGTGAGTAGCGGCCTTACTAAGGTAAGGCCGCTATAATCATTTTATTAATT